ATGAAAACAGACGCAACTACCGCCGTTAAGGAATCCGAAAAAGCCAACACCCCTGAAGCTGGCGCGGTCAAAGAGTTCAAAAAAAACGGAATTTCGGTCCGTATTCGCCCCACAATCAAGAACGGCGTCACCCGTTTTGTGCTGGATTACCGAGCAAATGGGCAGCGCAAACTTGTGTGGCGCTCGACGATGGCCGAGGCCCGCAAAGCCGCTGACGCCGCCGTTGACAAGATCACGGAAGGCCAATCCGAAGTCCTGAATCTCAAATCCGCCGACGCTCATGCCTTCACCCGTGGCCGCGCCATTCTGGAAGGCGGCGAAGATGAGACAAAGATAGATTTGCAGATAGACGAAGCCGTCCGCATTGCCGCCGATTGTATCCGGTTGCTTGGCGGACGCGCCACCCCGCAGGAAGCCTGCCGGGACTGGTTGAAGCGTAATGCGGTTGAATTACCCAAAATAACCGTGGCCGATGCTGCCGTGAAGTTGAAGGATCAGGCGGAGACGGATGGCAAATCCAACGACCGCCAAAAGCAGCTTGCGGCGGCGCTGGACGCCTTTACAGGGTCTTTCAATTACGAAGTCCAGACACTCACGCCCAAGATGGTCGCGGATTATCTGACCGCCCTGCCCTTCAAGGAACGCACAAAGGCCAACCATCGCGACACCATCGGTTTTTTCAATCGGTGGCTGGTGTTGCGCGGCTATCTGGCGAAGGGCACGGACTGGCTGGAAGGCGTCCAAAAATACACGAAACGGAAACAGGGCGAAATCTCCACCTACACCGCCGACGAAATGCAACGGCTGATTGCCGCTGCCGATGACCGGATTTTGCCCATGATTGTCATTGGCGGATTCGCCGGCCTGCGCCATGCCGAAATTGCGCGGCTGGAATGGCAGGACATTGATCTGGAAGAGGGATTTATCGAGGTCAAAGCAGAAAACGCCAAAACCGACACGCGCCGGATTGTGCCGCTGAAAGCCAACTTGAAAGCGTTCTTGCTGCCGCTGGCGAAAAAAACCGGTAAAGTCGTTTCCTTGGTGAACACGACGAAACAACTTTTGAAAACAGCGACGGATACCGCCGACGCCGAGAATGAAATCGAGGCGATGGAATGGAAACACAATGCGCTTCGGCACACTTACATTTCCGCCCGCGTGGCCGAATCTGGCGACGTGCCGCGCGTGGCCGATGAAGCCGGCAACAGCCCGCAAGTCATCCGCACGAATTATTTGAAACGGATGCGCCCGGCGGCGGCGGTGGAGTGGTTTGCGATTGCGCCGCCACCCAAGACTGATAAATGATGGGCAGACAAAATTAGGCTATGAAAAAATCCTCTTATCGTCTTAGCTCCGGCGAAGCGGCAATGAAACCTGTGAATGAAAACAATCATTTCTCCGTCGAGGAAATGGTCCAGATGGAAAGTTATCCGAAACAACTTCCACCCACTTCCGAGATTGCACAGCTTGCCGTCCTGCTCGCCCATGGGATCCCGATGGCAAAACGAAACCCGCATAAACTGGCCGGGCAAGCCATCGGTATATGGCTGACCTGTAATAAGCTTCGAAATGAATGGAACGAATTTCTTATGGACAAAAGTGGCCAATGGCGTCCTCTACTGAAGACACCGCAGTTCAAGGAAATTGTGAAGTTGCCGGAACCCGATTCATTTCCCGTTGGTCTGGATGAATGTTTGAAGCTGGCGCTTCCCGCGAAGCGCCCCGAAGACCGGATGAAGGTTTTTCGCGAACTTTTGCGCCACAATGGGAAATCTGATACTGAAATCATCCGAGAAATTGAATATTATCGGGCGCATGGATTTGATGAGGAGTCGTATAAGATGATGCACCTGGTCCGCTTGTATTCCAGAATACTTGGCAGGGAGAACCGCACAAAACGCGCCCAGGCCGGCGGGCTGGCGAGAAAAAAACGGTTAGTCTCGGGGAAAAAATCTTCAAAATAATTCTTTGACGCTTTTTCAATAACCTGCTTTTGCACCAAGCAACCGCCGACTTGCGACAAGCATCGGCGGTTTTGCTTTTAGCAATTATCGTTTTGAATTGAGCATCCGTGACCTGCGGTTTAGCAAACACTCCCTTCGCAAAATCGCAAAATCGCCTCTGTTAGTGTTCATGCAGGCGAGAGCAATGGCGGTTTATCCGACGCACGGTGCGCCGGGAAGCTGCGGTGAATTGACTCTAGGCCATTGATACATGAATGAACCTGCTATAAACGACGGACAGGGCGGGCTGGTGGATGCACCGCGCCTGCTGGTGGAACTTTTCCCGAACCCCGAATGCCGGCCTTCCCTGCGCTGGCTGCGGACGCAAGTAGCCGAACGCACGCTGCCGTTTGTCCGCATTGGCCGGCTGTGTTTCTTCGACACGCAAATGGTCAAGACGCACTTTGCCGCCCGCGCGATGAGCAAAGTTAAGGGGCAATAAAACCAACCGGGCAAATTTTTTGAAAGCCACCCCATTAGAACGGGCGCGCCGATACGTTGCCAAGTGCCTCCCGGCAATCAGCGGCCAGAGCGGACACAACGCGACATTTTATGTCGCGGCGGTGCTGGTGCATGGGTTCGCGCTCGGTGAAGGCGACGCGCTGGTGTTGCTGCGCGAGTTCAATCAGCGGTGTCTGCCGCCGTGGAGCGAAGGCGAATTGATTCACAAAATACAGTCGGCGGCGAATGCAAATCACCTTTTGCCGCGTGGTCATTTGCTCGGCGGCGAAAATGGCAGTCCGGTTTCCACGAAACCGCTGCCGCCGCCGCCACCGAAGCCAAAATTTCAAAAGGACGTGCTCAAGCGGGTCGCCAACAATGTTGCGGCCATCAAGGATGTGGTTCGCCTCCTCGCCGAACGGTCGCCGGTGACGGTGGACCGGCAGGATTCCGCCAGCGTGCTGCGGCACCTTTACGCTCGCGGGTCGGGCGAAAAAATTCTGCTTTTCACGGACATGAAATCCCAGGGGCAATTTCTTTGGGAAGCTGACCGGAGCGATTTTATCCAGCAGCGCCATTTGCCGGCGGGCAATGATGGCGTCTGGTTTCTGCCGCAACCAGTCAGCGGCGGATTTTTTCCAAATCCGCGTTCCGATGGGAATTTGTCCCGGCGGTCGGAAGAAGCGGTTTCAGCGTTTCGCTATGCGGTGCTGGAAAGCGACGAGGCGGAGGCCGATGACTGGCTGCGTTGTCTGGTGCAAATGCCGCTACGGATTGCCTGCATTTGCGAGTCGGGCAAGCGGTCAATTCATGCGCTGGTGCGGTTGGACGCGGCGAGCAAGGCCGATTGGGATCGGCGTGTGGCGCCGCTCAAGCCGGTGCTGATTAAGCTCGGCGCAGATCGCGGCGCGCTGTCCGCCGTCCGTTTGTCACGGTTGCCGCAGGCGATGCGGGGCGAACGCTGCCAGAAATTGCTTTATCTGAACCCGCAACCCAGCGGGATGCCAATATGCCAACAGCCAATGCAACCGGCCTTTTACCCGCAGAAAATGACGGCGCAACCCACCAGCCCATGAATGAATCTCCAATGGACGCATTTAAGTATTGGGGGCATGAGAACGGTATCACAGCCGAGCCGGACGCGCCGCCGGTGCTGGATGTAACCGCCGCCAAACGGCTGGATGAGCTGGTCGCACACGCGCCAAACGACCCTTCCGAATTATTGCGAAACCGCTTTCTTTGCCGGGGCGGTGGGCTGCTGCTGGTCGGGCCAACCGGCATCGGCAAAAGCTCGTTGTCCATGCAGGCCATGATTCTTTGGGCGCTGGGGATGGCGGCGTTTGGCATTGTGCCGGCACGCCCGCTGAAATCGCTGCTCATTCAGGCGGAAAATGACGATGGCGACCTGGCCGAAATGCGCGACGGCGTCATCAAGGGTTTGAACCTGACGGATGCCGAAAAACAGTTGGCGATGGCAAATGTAATCGTGGCGCGTGAGGATGTGCGGACAGGCTGGCAATTCTTCGCTGAAACCGGGATCCCCCTGCTCACCGACCACCAGCCTGATTTGTTATGGATTGACCCGGCTCTGTCCTATCTCGGCGGCGAATCCAACTCTCAAAAGGATGTCGGCAGCTTCCTGCGGAACCATTTGAATCCTTTGCTCCGGGAATTTAACTGCGGCGGCGTGGTGGTGCATCACACCAACAAACCGCCGGCTGGCCGGGAAAAGCCGGACTGGAGCGGCGGCGATTTTGCCTACCTCGGGGGCGGCTCGGCGGAATGGGCGAATTGGGCGCGGGCAATCCTGGCCTTGCGAAGCCTGGGTTCGCATTCGGTTTTTGAACTGCGGGCGGCGAAACGTGGCGGACGGCTGGGCTGGACGGAAGCGGACGGCGACACGAAGACCTATACCAAACTGATCGCCCACGCCAACGAGCCGGGCGTGATTTGCTGGCGCGAAGCCGATGCTTCGGAAAGGCCAGAGTCGAAAACGGCCAAACGGGTTTACACCAAAGCCGACGTGCTGGCCCATGTTCCGCCGGAAAAACCGATTGCCAAGGATGCCCTGCGCTCCAAGGCCAATGTGGCGGGAATTGCGTTCGGTAAGATCAACCCGCTGATTGCCGAACTGGTTGATGACGGCTCGCTGCACGAATGGCGTGAAAAACGGCCGGGAACCAATCCGAAAATTGCATTTGCCCGTTTTCCACAACCCGAACCTGTGCTGATCAAATGAGACACCTACACGGAGACTTGAACGGCCAAAAACAGCGTTTGTGTCTGTCGTTTGCGTCAGACCAGAGAGAGACATACACGCCCCTTATTTATAAGGGCGTGTGTGTGTCTGTCTGTCGTTCGTTTGGATTGAATTTATGAATCATGCGTTTGAACAGCAGCCGCGCGAAAGCGCGAAGGCATTTGCCGCCTTCAGCCTGTATTTGAATCTTGGGCCGCAAAGGTCAACCGCAGCGGTGGCAAACAAGTTAGCAAAGAGTGAACAGCTTATCCGGCGCTGGTCAGCAAAATTTGCTTGGACTGACCGCGTGGCGGCGCACGCCGCACACTACGCCATCATCGAGCGCGAAGCGGTCGAGGCGGTGGCGCGGAGCAAGGCGGCGGAATGGGAGAAACGCGAAACGCAATTGCGCGAAACCGAATGGTCAATGCACGAGGCCGCGATTGCCGCCGCGAAACGCGGGCTGGCGGCATACATGGAAAAAGACAAGGTTTATGCCAACCTCGCGGACATTGCCCGGATGCTGGAAATTGCCAGCAAGCTGGGCCGGCTGGCGACGGGGCTGGACAAATCCAATGGCGAGCAGCGCGATGGCGACAATCTGCCGACGTTGCGCGTCGAGGTCACGGTGGCGCTGGAAAAGATTTATAGCGAGCCGATGCCGGGGGAAGTGGTGGATGTGGAAGTCGTTAATCAGAGCCTCCTGACGCCGGCTGCTACCGAGAAAAAATTATGACGCCCTGGGAACGCTATTTTCTGGCCGGTCGCCGCGCTGGTTGTCCGATGGGACAAATGGACAAATTTGCAAGCGCCGACGTGATTTTGCAGGAACGACAACTGGCGGCGTCTGCGGCGGCGCGACGGTGCGATGCACCGGACGGGCCGATGGCAATTGGCTACGGCGGCGCTCGTGGCGGTGGCAAATCGCATTGGCTGCTGGCGCAAATGGGCGCGGACGATTGCCAGCGTGTGCCGGGGCTGAAATGTCTGCTGCTCCGCAAGGTCGGCAAGGCGAACTTGGAACACTTTGAAGATTTGCGCCGCCGGTTGTTCGGGCGGCTGAACCATGAATTTTCCGCGTTTCGCGGGATTCTGTCGTTTGCCAACGGGTCGCGGATCATCGCCGGTCATTTTCAGAATGAAAAAGACATTGATGCCTACCTCGGCTTGGAATACGACGTGATTGGCATCGAGGAAGCAACCACGCTCACCGCCAGAAAATACCAGGACATTTCAACGTGCTGCCGCACCAGCAAATCGAACTTCCGCCCGCGCATTTATTCGACCACGAATCCCGGCGGCGTGGGTCACAATTGGTATCGGGCAAAATTCATCGTGCCGTTTCAGGAAAAACGCGAGACGGAAACGCGATTCATCCCGGCGCGAGTCACGGATAACCGCTGGAACAATCCTGAATACGTCCGGGTGCTGGAAAATCTCACCGGCTGGCAAAAACGCGCTTGGCTTTTGGGCGATTGGGACATTGCCGCCGGCCAATACTTCACGACGTTGCGCCGCGAGGTTCACGTCGTCGAGGATTTCGACGATTCGCGGGCGGTGGAATGGTTTGCGGCGCTCGATTATGGTTTCGCGCATTACACCGTTGTATTGCTCGGCTGTCGCGACGGCGACGGAAACATTTTCATCGTGGATGAACACGCGGAGCGCCTTTGGCTGCCGCAACGTCACGCGGCGGCGGTCAAGACGATGCTCGCCCGGCACAAAATTGGCGAGCGCAAAATGTCCGTCGAGGATCTGAAACGTTTCGTGGCCGGCGCGGATGTGTTTTCACGCCAGAGCGACGGCACCACGATTGCCGCGCAGTATTCACGGCTGGGAATTACGCTGCGCTGCGCGAACACCGACCGCGTGAACGGCTGGGCGGAAATTTTGCAACGCTTCGGCGATGTCGAGGGCGGCGTTAAGCCGACACTTTTCATTCACAAGCGATGCGGTCGCCTGCTGGAAACTTTGCCGGCGCTGCAACATGATCCAAACCGGCCAGAAGATGTTTTGAAGGTGGATTGCGACGAGGACGGCATCGGCGGCGATGACGCGGCGGATGTCCTGCGCTACATGGTGGCGACGAAATCGCGGGCGGTCACGCAGCGGAAACTGCGGGGGCTTTAGGGATTTGCGAATGGGAGCAGCCTATTCTTAGGCAGCAGATTTCTTATTTGGTATAAACCCGGTAAAAGGTCATAACATTTGTGGCAGAAACGATGTTCGTAAAATTTTGGCTGAAACTGATATTTGTGCTGATGGATGCCCAGTGAACAAAATCAGTCGTCGATTGCAACATGTTGGTCGCGCTTTCTGTGTCGGGGGTTCCATTGGTAACGGCAATTTGCAACTGACCAATACCCAATGCGGAGATCGTCAAGATAGCCGGCGCAAGCGGGACATCCACATGCGTGGCAAGCAATCCCTGCATGTAGCCCGTGACAGCATAATAGTAGCCCGCAATATTATTGCCGCAGATGCCCCGGCACATCGGCTGGATTGGCAATGAAAAGTCCAAGATGATATAGTTGCTGCCATCGCAAAGAAATGAGCCGAGGCTGGAAAAGCCAACAATTTTATTGCCGGAGATGCCATAGGCCTGGGTGTAAGTGGCTCCGGGAACGCTCAGGGTGATAAAGTTGGTGCCGTCGTAAAGAAACCCTTGAGGGCTGATGGGATCGCCGTAGGTATCCGTGCCATAGTCGTAATAACCGACGATGTTATGGTCGGAGATACCCTGAGGATAGGTGTCAACGGCACCGGGAAACGATAAGGTGATGTAGTTGCCGTCAGTGTAGATAAAACCTTGGTTGGTGTAGCTACCAACGCCGGCAATCTGATAATATCCCACTACTTTGGTGCCGGAAATACCATAAGCCCAAGTGGCACTCGCGCCTGACACGTTCAAGGTGGTGTAGTTGGTGCCGTCATAAAGAAATCCGTAAAAGCCACTGTTATTACCGTAACTGCCAACGATGTTGTGGCCAGAGATGCCAAAGGCCATAGTAAAATAAATGGCATCTGGTTCAGTCAAGGTGGTGAAGTTGCTGCCATCGTAAAGGAACCCTTTCGGATCCCCGTGCCCGTCATTGGCTGATTCGTAACACCCCACGATGTTGGTGCCTGAAATGCCATAAGCCCATGTATCGTAAAACGGTCCGGGATTGGAAATTGTGGTCAAACTGTATTTGGCTTGGGATTGGGTGAAGCACAACGCCGCGAAGGCAAAAATCATCACACACGTTGTATTTTTCTGACGCATAATTGGTTTTGATGTAAGCGGAAATGCGAATAGCTTGCAATGATTATCGGTAAGGCGATTTTCGCGCGCCTGGCTGCGAGTCCGTGCGAGCGGCCACTTTGGGCGAACTGTGGAATGAGGCAACGAATGGAATAGCGAGCCGACTCCCCGGCGCGCGAAACATGATGGATTCCAAAGGGCTTGCCCGTTGGCGCGGTCTGGTGTGCGTAACGCCAGAAACTTTCTTGATGCGCGAAACGACCACCGAAGGGCGTTTCGCCGATGTTTTTTTTGGGGTGCAAGCATACTTACAGGGTTGCAAGTATGCTTGCATTGACAAAATGGCGCACGGTTGCGAGCCGCAGTGGCACGCGTGCCGTGCGCCGTGAGGGTCAACCCTCGTCCGGCAGCACCGTGAACGCCTGACCGTCAGGCTTTGGCGTTGATGGTGCCACGGTCGCTGTCCACAGTATTGGGGGTCTGCTGGGCCGCTTTTTCAGCGGCCAGTTTGCGCACCGCTTGCTGATCGCCCTTGGCGGCTTCGGTTTGGGTTTGCGCGGCGGTTTCCTGCGTTTCTTGCAGTTGGGTTTGCGCGGCTGTTTTGGTTGAGGATATAGTCATGTTGTTGGTTTATGTTGTGTATTAGTTTTTATTTTCACTGAACATCATGGGTATCGGCCAAAGTCCGTTCAACCTGAAGGCAAATTGATGGATAGTTTCGCGTAGAAGGGCGCACGGCGGCTTGCCGTGCGCCTTGGTGGTCAATCCTCGTCCGGCATGAGGATGGTGATGGCGGGCTGCGGGTCGTCAATGTCCAGTGCGCCGCAAGTGGCGATGAGTTTGACAAGCCGCGCTGCACGGTTGTCGTTGCGGACATACAAGGCAACGGGGATGCGGTCAACACCTGGGCGGGCGCGAAGGATGGCAAATCTTGCCATCCAAACGACATCCCATAATCTGCCCGCCTCGTCTTGGCCGGTCGCGCCCGGCGGCACGGCGACGTATTTATCAAAAACGGCGCGGGTCAAAAACATCGGGAATTTGATTCCGGCTTCCTGCGCGGTTTTGGTGACTTCAACTTGCACGCCGTCGGCGACGGCCTGCGCTCTGGTGTAACTGTAAATGACGGGGCCGAATGGTGAATCGTTGTTTTCTGTTTTCATGGTGTTTTTTGGCTGGTGGTTAAATGAGTCCAAGCGCCAAAAGCCAAGACGGTGCGCCCGATGAATCCCAGCCGTCCGGCTCAACTGTCTCGCCACCGATGGACGGGCAAACGGAGTCGCAAACGGCGGCTTCGATTTCGTCCATGCCCGGCGTGATAAACGCGGATGTGATGCGGACGTGAACCGGCTGGTGACGGTCGCAAAACACATGACAAGTGCGCGGGCTGGTGGGGATGAATTGGACGGGCAAACCGGCGGGAAGCGTCGAGCCGTCTTTTAGTTTGATTGCTTTTTCAGTTTTCATAAATGCGGATGGTTAGCGGTTAAGAATGGGAATTTCAGACTGTGCGGAAATCCAAGCGTGCTTGGGCGCGGGTTGGATGGTGACAGGCTTGCCGAATCTCGGCGTGATGGTGCGCGGCTTCTGCGCTACCGCGATGACGGCGGCGCAATCATTCACGCGGACAACGGGACATGACTGGCCGGCATAGGCGACAACGTCGCCAGCATGGAGACGGGAAGAATTATTCATGGTCGTTTTTTTGTTGGTGAACAAAGCCGCTTGCGCTGCCTCGGCTGCAAGCCGTGTCTGCTCTGCCTCGGCTCGCTCGCGGGCGATGCGGTCGCCATCAAGCGAAACCTCGGCAAACAAGTTGAATGTGTCCGGCGAAAATCCGAACTCATGCTGCGGCAACGGCAGGCGGCGTTTGTTCCGTTTCATGGAATGAATCAGGCGGTGCGTGAATCGGCGGGGAAATAGCTCTGATACTTCTCGTGCGGGTCGCCTGCGCCGCGCAAACGAAATGCGCCGCAAGGGTGCTGCCAAGCCTGCCGCTCGCGGTTCCAATGAAAACCAAGCTGCGCCAAAACCTGCCGCAACTCCGGCGCGGGCGTCTCGCGGAACGTCACCCAAACCCACTTGCCGACAACCTCGGCGAGATTGAACAAACCCGGATTGCTGGTCTTCAAAAGCTCCAACACCTTCGGTGTGGGCAACGTCCGGTTTTTCTTCCGTGCCTCGGTGTCAATCGGCAAACGATTGTCTTTCTTGTCCGTGCCGGACGGGCCAACGGCCTGCGCCGGTGTGCTGCTGCTGCTCAACTGTGCGGATCGGCTCTTGAGTCCAGAACCAGTTTTTTGTGATGTAGTTTTCATAGTCTTTTTTTTTCTGCTCTGCTGTGCGTATTCGGTCTGTCGCCCTTCACGAAAAAGCCGCGCCCCCAGCCCTCCTGCATGGGCGTAGGCTTCAGAGGGCACCGTGCAAGGCGGGCTGGTGTGGTGGGCAAGGCCGTGAGAGGGCGACAGAAAGAAACGCGAGCAGAAAAAGCCGGACTTGAAAACGAAGCTGCCGACACAAAAACAATTCACCAATCATTCGAGCAACGCGAGCAAACCAACTGCGACCGTAGAGACCCGGCCAAACTCAAAAAGACTCGCGGCGCGGCGGCGTTGGCATGAGGGATGCCCGCCAACTGGCGCGATTACTGCCCGCACGAGCGCGAAGGTGCGGATTAGCAGTCAGCGTGACAGTGCAGCGGCGGGATAGCACACAACGCCACATTGTCTGACCTTAATTCCGCGCCGAAGGGTCCCGCTCGCGGGGAGTTGTCGGCGCGAAAAGAATTAAGGTGGGAGGTTTTTGCCCGACCAAACGGACAATGTGTGTTGTGTGCCGTCCCGGAAGCAAGGTGAGGCCACAGGCGCGGAACGAAGTGAGCACCGTAAGCCTCGCCGTTCCCTCATGCCAACGCCACCGCAAAGCCAGTAACACTTCGCCGGTCACGTTTCCCGGCGCAGTCGCGCCAGCGCCAGCCAAGTTTTCTGACTCCACGACGGCAGAGCGTAGGGCGTGGGCTGCGACGCAATGGCAACATGGGCGCGCTCGGCAGACCTGCCCGCAGTCTGCCGCCGTGGTGTCAGACCAATCAGTTTCTACCAGTGAGTTCGGCGGTTTCTGTCCGCTGCAATGTAGCTTGCGAAATGGAGGCGGTGCGGAAATGGCCGATCTCACGGTTATTGCCGCGTCCTCGGCGACAGGCGGAGCCTCGCGCCGTAATGCCGATGTCTTGCCCGTGCGAAGCATCGCGGGCTATTGCTGATTTCGTGGCCGGACGCAGTCGCGCGGCCATATTGCCGTTCTTGACCGATATGCGGAGCATCGCGGCCTCTGGAATCTTTGGGCGCACCGCTGTCTTTGACGGTCTCGGCAGTTTGCGGCCGTCGGAACGAATGGAACGGAAATGTAGCCTGCGAAATTGAAGTGAAATGGAGTGGAGCGGGCGGAAAGTGATGAGTCCGGCCAGCGGTGCGGCGGAAGCGTGCCGATACTTGGCGCGAGGAACGAGCGCAAGCGTCGGCTCGGTGACGCCGGGGTCTTGGCTTGCTGAAACCAAAAGGCGAACCGGAAGTGCAACGACGGTTCGCCCCTGCGAGGAGCGAAGCGACGAGGTTTTGTCCCCGCCTGACCCCGCGCCTAAAATCATCCGCCAACCTGAACGGTTGGAAGGCACGAAAACCATTCGATAACCTGCGACGCCCGCCGCGTGCGCGGGGTAGCGAAAGGCACGCCGAGAGTGACGTTCGTAAACCAAAGATGGCGTGCCGGTGCTGGCGTAGCGGTGGCGTTAGCCGCCGCCGCCAGCATGAGCGTCAGGCGCACGCGCACGCGCCACATGGCATTCGTCAATGGAAACCGTGAATGGGTGGCGCGTTCGTCATTGTTGAGCGCATAGTGAATCAGGAACGGAGCGCGAACTAATTTCTCTATTGAGCATGGCGAACTAACATTGTCTTTCGACGGCGAACGAAAACCAAAACGCATTCTCATTGCCCGCGACTCACGGCTTCACCTGGCTGCCTGTGTCGAATTACCAATGGCGTGCGAATTGCCGACACGCAAAAAAATTACCGGCGTCGAACGATGGAAAATTCCATGCCCAAAAAAATTGCATCGCCGAAAAATTTCAAAGGCTGGCAAATTCTCACGGCTTCCGTCCATTTGTGGAAACTGTCAAATCGAAATATGACCGAAAAACTTTATCTGCTGACACGATGAAATCACCTGTCGTCACCGCCTTGCACGCCGCTTCACCGACAGCAAAAAGTGTGCAAAAAACCCGTGCTATAAATGGAGTGCCAGGAATCGGCAGCGCGATTGACTTCATGGCTTTGATGCCATGACTTGCGAAAAAAAATCTGCCCGGTCTGGCACATGAGATGCCGGTGCAAAGCACACATCCTGATTACGACGCCAACCTTGTTGCATGGCAACGAGCGCGTGATGTCATCGCGGGTGAGGATGCCGTCAAGATGGCAGGCATAAAATATCTGCCGCGTCTGGATTCTCAAACCGACGATGAATATGTCGCTTACAAGATGCGCGCCGCCTTTTTCAATGCCACGGCGCGCATTGCCGATGGTTACGTCGGGCGAATTTTCCGGCGTGAACCAACTTTCAAACTGCCGGACACGTCCGCCGGCATCGGTCGTGCGCTGGATGCCTTCGTCACTGATGCCGACTTGCTCGGCACGCCAATGTCGGCTTACGCCAAGCACGTCACGCATGAAGTCATCGCCGTCGGTCGGGCTGGCACGCTGGTAGATTGGGAAGATGAAGCCGAGCAACGTGCCTTTGTCGTGGTGTATGAAACCGAGAAAATCATCAACTGGCATTCGCAGCGGGTGAATGGCCGGAATGTCCTGACACTGGTGGTGCTGAAAGAACACGGGAAAAATCTCCTGCAAACTCCATCTACCGCTGAATCTCTTTCCGCCGGTCAAAATGATCCCTTCCAACCTGAAACCGTCGAACAACTCCGGGTCTTGAAACTCGTGCCGGATGCCACGCCTGCCGCCGATGGGTCAACACCATGGACGTATCAAGTCGAACTCTGGCAACAACAGCCGGGAAAATCCAAACGGTCAAAAACCGAATGGGCCGTCGTGGACACGCGCACGCCGCTTCGTCTTGGAAAACCTCTGCCGCTAATTCCCTTTGTCTTTCATGGGCCGAAAAATTCCATGCCGCATGTGGACAAGCTGCCTCTGGCCGACATCATCGCCATCAACCTCGACCATTACCGCCTCAATGCTGACTACAAACATGGTCTTCATTTTACTGCTCTCCCTACCGCATGGGTCAGCGGATTTGACAAAACTTCTAACCTTCGCATTGGCAGCAGCACGGCATGGGTGGCGGAAACGCCCGGCGCAACTGCGGGCTATCTGGAATTTCATGGGCAAGGTCTGACGACTTTTGAACGGGCGATGACGCAGGACGAATTGATGATGGCCGTCCTCGGCTCGCGGATGATGGAAGAACAAAAGCGCGTCGGCGAAACGGCGGCATCCATCGAACTCCGGCAGAGCGGCGAAAACGCCGTGCTGTCTGCCGTGTCATTGAGCATCAGCGAATCGCTGTCGCAAGTCTTGCGCTGGGTCTATTGGTGGAACTCCACCGAATCCACTCCGGGCGACATCGGCGACAAAACCGTGCTGGTGTCCCTCAACGCCGATTTCAGTCTCAACGGGATGGCGAGCACCGAGATTGCCGCCGTCGTCGCGGCATGGAAAGCCGGGGCCATCAGTCAGGACACGATGTTCGACCTTTTCCGCATGGGCGATGTCCTGCCGGTCGGTCGCAGCAACGAGGATGAGGCCAAACTGGTCGCCGGCACGCCGCAACCTCCGCCGGTCGCGCCTGATCCCGGCGCGGTCACGCTGCCTGTTCCTGCTTCGCCTGGCACTGCACCGGCACAACTGCCAACCAAAAACCTCTAAAAAATTATGGCACTCAAATTCAAATACAAAACGAAGGACGAAATCCCCGCCGAACTGCAATCCCTATACGTCGAGCGCGACGGTGCTTGGACGCTGGACGCCGAGGGCGTCGCGAGTCAGTCCAAGCTTGACGAGTTCCGCCAAAACAACATCACGCTTACAAATGAACTGAAACGCTTTGAAGGCATTGATCCTGACGCCGTGCGTCAACTCGCCGAAGACAAACAGAAACTTCTGGAAGAACGCCAACTGAAAGCCGGTGAAGTGGACAAGGTGATCGAGGCGCGACTGAAAACCGCCCGCGCCGAATGGGACAAGACGCATAACGTCGTGGTTGCGGAACGCGACACGCTGAATGGTCGCCTCTCCGCGATTCAAATTGATCAAGCCGTCGTCACTGAAGCAACCAAGCGCGGCCTCCGCGCGACGGCGCTGCCTGACATCACTTCGCGGGCGCGCACTGCCTTCAAACTGGTGAACGGAGTTCCCCAGGCTTTCGAGGCAGACGGGCAGACTGCCCGCATGGGCAAGGATGGCCCAATGACTTTGGCCGAATGGGTGGATGCGTTGGTGTCCGATGCACCGCACTTGTTCGAGGCAAACGCTGGCGGCGGTGCCGCTGGCTCTGGCTCCGGTGGGGCTGGCAACCGGTCTGTGAAGAATCCCTTCCGCAAGGACAGTTGGAATCTCACGGAACAAATGAAATTGCAGAAATCCGATCCGCAACTTGCCGCCCGCCTCAAGGCGTCGGCGTAACCGGGTCACAACTCACATTATACAATTATGGCAAAGACTCAATTGGCAGACATTATCATCCCCGCACAGTTCGCCGCTTACGTTATCCAGCGGACGGCGGAGAAATCGGATTTGTTCCTCTCTGGCATCGTCCAGGCAAATCCTGATTACGACACCCGCGCCGCGCAAGGCGGCACACAGGTCAACATGCCTCACTGGAACGACCTGACGGGACTCCGGCAACCATTGAGCGATTCATCGCCTCTGGTCACGGTGAAAATCGCGGCGGATCAAGACATCGCCCGAATCCACAACGACGGCAATGCGTGGTCGTGGAATCATCTGGCAACCGTCGTGTCCGGTGATGACCCGGCGCTGGCATTGGCCGACTTCATGGCCGGTTACTGGAATCGTCAAAACCAGTATATGCTGATCTCGTCCCTCAAGGGCGTGTTCGCCTCGCCCGGCATGGCGGGCAACCTCTTGGCGATTCAAAGTGAATCCGTCGCCAACCAGACGACCGCCACGCGGTTGAATGGTTCAACCTTCGTGGATGCAACGCAACGCCTCGGCGATTGCGGCGACCGGCTGGTGGCCGTGGCGATGCACTCGGCAACGGAAGCCGCATTGCGGAAACTCGACCTGATTGATTTCATTCCGGACAGCCAGGGCGAAGCGCAAATCCGCACGTTCCAAGGTCGGCGTGTCATCGTGGACGATGGTTGCCCGTCGCGCACTGGCACCACCGATGGGCAGGTTTATACCACCTACCTGTTCGGTGAAGGTGCGTTCGGCATGGGTTCCGCCGACTTGAACGGTCAACCTGTCGAGGGTGGTCACGGCACGGAAGGCATTGAAATGGCTCGTGACGCGCTGAACAGTGACACCTTCCTCGTGAACCGTCGCCGCTTCATCCTCCATCCTCGCGGCGTCAAGTTTACCAGCGCGAGCGTCGCCGGTGCCAACCCGACGAATCCCGAACTCGAAAACGCGGCCAACTGGACGCGCGTTTGGGAAAACAAAAACGTCCGCGTCGTCGCGGTCACTCACAACATCTGAACCAAAGGCGTGCCGGTGCTCGCATCTGCACGCCGATTTAACCACATACTTATATGGGCAAACTTTTACCTCGCAGTTTTGAACGGATTCGTTCGGGTGAACAAATCGTGAATCCCAGCTTTACCAACGTCGCGGCGGCGAATGCCGCTGGCATCACGGCGGCGAAGTTCCCGAAACGCATCATCTACCTGACGGCGGGCGGCACGGGCGGCATTCCATGCCTCGCTGTCAGCGATGGCACGAACTGGAAACAGGTCGCCATCGGCATCAACGCCATCTGAGTGCGTGCCGCACCTGCCATTATGAATGGATTATTTCCCATCATCCGGCGCAAGCGGCGTCCGCTCTCTGTGCCGGACGTGGCGCCGGCGGTGAATCCGCTGGCGCTGAAACTGGATCGTTTGCCGCCGGTGGCCGTCGTGCCGCTGTTGGCAGCCGTGCCGGAGTCCGTGCCGGACGTGCCACCCTCCAAACCGAAAAAATCGCGTGATGGCGCAACCAAAAATTAGCCGTCGCGGCTGGCTGTCGTGGTTCCTGCAAAAGCGCCGACGCGAGCGAGCGGCGGCGGATGCGATTGTTTCACCGATTTTACTGACCTCGAATGGACACGGCTATTTGACCTGGACATGCAGCGTGACGGCCGAGTTTGGTTTCACCATCGGTTACTCAACGGATGGCGACACTTGGGATGACTTTTATGACAATGCCAGTCCCGGCCAATTTATCGGCAACGAAAGCGGCGCTGCGGGGTTTTTCCGTGTTGCCTTGATTGATAGTGACTGGAATGTCGTGCTGCCGTATTCAAACGTGGTTTATTCGGACGGTTTGTAAATCATCATGTCAATTACGCTCGTCAAAGAAGATGGCACCGGTTTGGCAAACGCCAATGCCTACGCCTCGGCGGCGGATGGCGACGCCTACCACGCCGGCCATTTATACGCGACGGCCTGGACGGGCGCGACGGACGACCAAAAGGCCGCTGCGCTCGTGATGGCTACGCGGCTGATTGACGGGCAATATCAATTCAACGGCCTGCGCTCGCAAGCTGGGCAGGCGTTGCAATGGCCGCGTGTGAATTGTCCCGACCCGGACAAAGCGCCGATTCCCGTCCTCACCAGCCTGCTGCTTTACGATCCGTTCGTGCCATTCAGCATCGTGCCGGTGGCCGTGGTGCAGGCGACGTGTGAAATGGCGCGGGAACTTCTGGTTGCCGACCGCACGGCGTCACCGCCGGGCGAAGGTCTGAAATCTTACGCCGATACCACCGCCGGCAAGACGACGGTGTATGACAAGACCGACACACGCCCGGTCATTTCGCCGGTCGCGCAAGCGATGCTGATTAAATTCGGCTCGCTGGTGTCCGCCAAAAGCGGCGCGGTGCGACTGGTGCGGGCGTGA